TTTTCATTTGTTTTCTTTGCATTCTTGAAGATTACTCCAGAATTAAACTTGTTTTTAGTTTCCATTTTTCTTTTGTTTTTTATTGGTTATTGTAAATTCTTTGAATCGTGTATTAGATTTAGAGTTGATGCACCATTGCTCATTAATGGTATAACCTTTTTCTCTTATCTTAGCCAATACTTTGTGTAGGTTAAGTGTGCCACAGGCACATTCTTTTTTTGTGATAGCATAGGCATTTGAGCCTGTTATCACTTGCCCACCTAATAGAGCATCGAGGATTGCTTGTTCTTGTGTTTTCATATTGCAAATTTAATAATTAATTTTTAACTGAATTATAATTTAAAAAATTATCTGTAATTGTTTCTAATTGATTTTGAAGTAGATAGTACTTTTCTGTTAAATTTTGGTCGTAACGTTCTGCTCTTTGTACTTCGCCTAATCTTTCTGCAGTATCATAAAGCTCACTTTCTATTCTTTGAATATCATTTAGGGATTGTAAACTTCTTTTTGTTAAGCCATCTTTATAAAATTTATTTTCCATAATATTTATTATAATATTGTTCAGCTGATAAATCACCATTTGTATATTTGTCTATTATTGCTTTTATTATTTGTTGTTTCTCCATTTCTTTGGCTTGTTTAATTAAGTCTTCCCAAATAGCCCATGACATATTAACGCTTACTTGATTGCTTAATCTCTCTGCCTCTGAATTAATCCAATCTATTGCTGTTTGTTTATTTTCCATACTTTTTAATTTTTAAGTTATAAAATTCATCTATTAAGTCGAGTAAATCGTCATGGCATTCACCCTCTTTAAAAGCCTTGCCAATGGTTACTAAGCTGAAGTATTTTTTCTTTGCCATTCCAAAACGTTTTATTTTTGTGTGGTCTCCATGAGTGTAATACTCAGTCATTTTAAATTTAATTGTTTGTGGTATTTTCATAATTTATTTTCTAAAATTTATATTGTTTTCTATTAATATTTGTTCAACTATTTTCCATGATTTTATTCCAACATGCCTTAATTGCAAAAATTTTTTTTTGCTTATTTCATCCGCATATTTGAATAAATAACCATTTTTAACGTATTCATTTCCATCCCATTTTTCAGGAATATACAATAAAGCATCAACTATTTTATTGCTTAATTTTTCATTATTTACAAAATCTTCAATTGGAATACGATGTAAATTTTTATGTACATCTTCTTTTTCTTTTGCTATTTTTTCTTTTAAAAAGTAGCTTTTTAATTCCTCTTTTTCATCATCTGATAATGACTGAATAAATAAATAAACGTTCATATTATTATTTGGTTTTTAATATCTATTGACTTAAACATTTTAATGAGTTCCTGACTTAATTGTAAGTTCCAATCAAATTCAAGCTGGTTATTTCCTATGTAGATTTTATGCTTACCAACTACCTGACCTTTTTTATAGAAGTCAAAACAAAAATGTGTTTCTGTATCCGTTATAAACATTTCCATAGTTGTATTGTCTAAGCTAACATTACTTATATTTATTCTGTTATAGTGAACTAAGTTAGCATCTATAAACCCATACCAATACTCTAAATTGTTGTTGAGTTCTATTTGATTTTCGTTATTCATAAATCTGTTTTTTAATTATGTTATAAACTTCGTTAAATTCTTTCTCTTCTATTTTCTCATAGCTGCACGGATATTGCATCATGTGTTGAGTAACTGTTATTGATTGCTCGTTTTCACCAAAAAATAAAACAGTTGTTCTACTTTCTTCAACCATGTAATAATGGTAGTGGTTTTTTGAGAAGTAAGGTAATTGCACCTCAACTACTACTTTTTCTTTTCTTTCAATTGTGATTTTCATTGTGTTTGTGTTTTTAATTATAAAGCAAATATAAAGCAAATTATAATATAAACAACAAAAAAAAGCAACTATTTTTTATAATAATTGCTAACTACTTGAAAATCAATAAGAAAATTTTACTACTTATTATATCTTTTTTTAATCTTTTTCTTTTCAAAATGCCTAATTGCTGCTGCTATAATTAAAGAAATAACAGAACCTATAATTCCATTATCAACTCCATTAATGATTTGAGAGCCGCCAGTAGCTTCATGTACTGCAACCGCTGTGTTTACTACTTCGCTAACTACTAACTGAAGTGTGTCATTTATTACTTGTATTAACATATTTATTTATTTATTTTATTTTATTATATTTGCTCTTCGTTCTTTGTGTTTTTTCATAAAAAACTTAAAAGCACCCCGTAAGGTGCTTTTCTGCTTTATACTATTTCTATTGTGTGAACTTCTTGATAATGTAAAAGTAATCGGTTTACTAAATCAGTTTCAGCTTTAGTACTTTCAAAGATTGAGTTATCGGCTTTTTTATAGCCCACAAGAATACATCCGAGTGAATGGTTAGCGTTATTGCCTCTGTGCAATAAAACACCGTCAAAGCCTTTAATATCAAGAATACGAGGTAACATCCTTTTAAACTTAGGACTTTGATTAACTGTTAATTTATAGAAGCCTGAAGGTATTGCAGTCAAACCGAAAATCTTTTTAGCTTGAATAAATAGTAAAGAATCACTTTGCTTTAATCCTCTATCCTTATCTTCTAAGGTATAACAAAAGAAAACATCATTGATAAATAAACTACCAATGGTACAAACATCGTTTTTAGTTTCCCTAACTACTTTTAGTTTCATCTTCTATTTTCTTAGGTAATATAGCTTCGTTTGGTTTACTATACAATTGTTCAAGTCTTTCACGTTCTAAACAATTATACAACTTAGCTTCTAAATGTTCTACTCTCGTATGAGTATGCCATAGCCACAATACAAGTACCGCAGTTGCGCCATGTTTCTTTATTAATTCTAATGCCTCTTTCATGGTATTGGTGGTGTTGGTGGTGCTACATAAGGGCTTAAAGGAATCTGCAACAAAGATGCGTATTCCGTTTGTGCAATATCTTGTTCATCCTGCTCACTTAAAAATAAAAAGTAAATTCCGTTAATGTCTTGAACAAAATTAAAAAAAGTATCATGGTCAATGAATACTCCTTGTAATTGTTCTGCTTGTTCTGTTGTTACTATTCTACCGTAATATTCCATAATTATACGTTTATTCCAAAATGTGTCATTAATGTGTTTACTCTTGTATAAAAGTTACTCGCTTCTGTATCTGTTAAGCCGTTATCTCCGATTGATATAAATGAAAATATTTTAGTTGAATACTGACTTGGCGTACCCTGTTCATTTCTACAACATATATATATTGGTCTATTAAAATTATTAGTGCCACTACTTGTATCAGTAGCTTTTAAAGTGCCATTTTTATAAGATTTTTGATTTGTGCTTGTAGTTCTTGTATTAATATAAAATCCTTTCGAATTTGTATTTGCATAAGTATTAAAATTAGCAGAAATAAAATTTCCATTGTAATGAACATTAGATACTCTTGATTCAATGTCAAAAGCTCTACCTGGAGAACCTTGATAAGCACCAATATCTACTTTTGCTTCATTCACGTCTGTTTGAATATATATTGATAAATGATTGGAATTCTGTATGTTATTTGTTGAATAATATGAATTGGCATAACCCGTAGTACCATTAGAATTAAACCCATTACTTACGTGTGACATTCCAGTCGCAAATTTTAATCTAAAAGCAGCATCTGTATCTAATGGATTAACTAGATTCCATTTATTTGAACTATCTGAACTCCACAATGGTAAATACATAGCCTTAATTTTAGTATAAATTGCATCGCTTTTAAGCCCTAAATAAAAGTCATTAATAGCGTTTTTATCTGCTGCACTTGTTATTGCTGTATTAGCAGTAAAGTATGCTAAAGCATCAGCATCGTAAGTAGGTGCGCCACCTCCAGCTTTTACATTTGCTTTAAATAGATTTTTGCCTATTCCTATCATATATTTTTTTCTTGGTAAGCAATAATACTTCCACTTGTTAAAGTAATTGCTGTTATGTATTCAAAATAAGGCACGTAAAACCAGTCTCCTGCTTTTAATGTTTTTCCACTTATTCCAAATATGGTAACATAATTTTTACCACCACCAGTTGCAACACTTACAACTGTATCCTCACGAACATAAAAAGCACATATTTGTTCACCTGTTCTTGCTGCTGTATCTGCTATTAGTTCCGAACCACCCGAAACTCCTGCTCTATTTGAAAATGTTATCATGTTTTTTATTTTTTAAAGTACCATTATTTTATTTCTTTGTAACCATAACGAATGATTAATTCAGAGTCATTTAGTGAATAACCATAGAACTCTACTGTATCAATAACACCATTTATGAAATAGTAAATATTGTATTTACCATTTTCTAGTTTTATTTTGTATTCAAATTTCATATAATGCTTAAATTAAATGTTCCCCATGTTACTGTTGGATTAGTTACCCATGCTGGTGTTATTAACCTTAATACTATATAGCTATTTGCAGGTATTGCATAATTTAATCCTGTAATATAGTATTTATTTGTTTTACCAGCATTATTCCATTTTACAGTATTACTAATTGAATTAGTTGATTGCAAAACATCTGAACTATTATAAACTAATAAATCTATTTGAGAATTTTCAGATGAACCGATAGTGCTATTTACCCATATTTCAAATGAACATGCAATTACTGTAACAGCCGAACTAATTGGAATATATCTTGATATAAATCCCGTAGAAGGTAATGAAGTATTAGCAAAGTAGTATGTTGTCGAATCTGCTGGATTTAAAGTGTTTTGCGCAGATCCAAAATATAAAGGTAAAATAGATGCTTTTGCATTTAATGCTGTTTGTAAATCAGTTTGATTTGTTATCGTTCCTGTTATTGCACCCCAAACACCACTATTTGCTGCGACCTCAATATAAACACTACCAGACCATCTATAAACTTTATTTGTATCTAATGCCAAATATATTTTTCCATTTTGACCAGTCGCAGGAAATAAAGCTAAATTTGCATATTCAAGAATATCACTAACATAACTTGGTAAATAAGCAGCGTCTATTTTTGAATCACTTGCTAATGGTGCGTACCCGTTTGCCACCCCTTTATTTGCTAAGTTTTCAGCTGTATAACCTAATGCAGTATTAACTGTTTTATTTTTCCAAAGTTGAGTTGAACTTTCGTAAGTTAATATTTGATTATTAGATGGACTTGAAATAAATACATTGTGTAATTCATCAAGTTCCCAACCGTTCATTATCTTAACGTATATCTTACCATTGTTTTGGTGTGAGTACTCAACGTAACCAATAACAACAATATGTCCCGTACTTCCATCAGGCTTTATGTTAGTTATATTACCTGCTGTAGTTGGACTTAAGTATAGAACATCACCATCTGCCCATGTTTCACCTTGTAAAGAACCAGTTGTATTTATGTTTTCAATTGTTCCAACTGTAATAACAAACCCTTCTTGATTGTTATTAATGTTTTCAGCTACAATTCCAATTGTATCTGCGCTGTTATTATCATTGTTAGCTTGTGCAAAATTAACAGCTAATCTTTGCCCTTGTGCGCTTCGTACTTTTACAGCTTGGTAATTAGCTTTTAATAAATTTTGAGTTGTTTTATTTACAACCCTTGCGTATAAATCTTGTGCTAATTTAGCATTGATGTTACCGCCCTTTAAACCTATTTCACCAGTTCCTAATGTATCATTCCAAACTACTTTACCAACTGCATTTGTATTTGTTGCAGTTGTATCTAATTGTAAATAATCGCTTGTTATCCCTGCTGTATTAATTGCGTTTGTAGTTGTTGCCCCTAAATCAGTAACGCTTTGTAAATCTTGACTTCCACCAGCACCACCACCAACGTAAGATAAAACACTCCATAAATTAGTGCCATTACCTATTTTAAGCTTATATGTTGCGTTTGCTGTATCTTCTATACCTAACTGTCCTTTTAATAAAATAGTTGTTGTATCGGCATTCCATTGAGCTGTAGTCTTTGTTAAATGCTGAATGCTCCAATCTACTAAACCATTATCTACATTGCCCGTTTGAGTTCCTAAATCCTTAATTCCAAAGATATTTAAAACCACATCCGCAAATGATTTTAACTTCAATACTCCGTTTAATATTTTTAATTTATAAGGTGTCATGAAGTTCTTATTGTAACGTGATTTTCAAAAATAATTTTATCAGTAATAACAGAATAAATAATATTATTTGTGTCCTTTACTTTTACATCATATAAAAAAGAACCAACTAAACTAACATTTGCTGAAGTCATAGTAAATTCTGTAATACCTTCCAATGCTGTAACATGTGAGCTTGTACTCAAACTGATTATAGCTTGTGCGTCTGTATCTTCATACCTTTTTTTTACAGTAAAAAAGCAAGTACATCCTGTTAAATTGAATGCAGTGCCATCTTCAGAAAGTATCTGAATTTTTACTGGATAAGTATCACCAACAATCCTTCGGATAACCACAGAACCCCCTTCCTTTTTTAATTAATTTTTTTTGCCCTAATTGTCTAATGTTTTGTTCTTGCATTAACTCCCTTTTATCGTAAGTGTCATAAAAGTTATATTGCACCCCATCAAAAGTATAATTGTCATTAAACAATTTATCTTTTAACTTATTTAAAAATGCATTCTTTTTGCTTTGAACATCACCCATTAACTCCGCACGTCTTTTATCACTTACTTCCGAGCTTGTATCTTCATTGTTTTGTCTTATTCCATACTGACTAACATTAGCCCCATGCCATAATAAAAAGCGATAATAAGAACCTAAAACCAAAAAAGGCTTTATGTATTCATTAAATAAAGCTGTTAATTGTGGCTTAGTAGATAAGTTATCCATTAAGTCAGTATAAAAAGCTTCACTCACCCACGACTCAAATTCTACTTCCTGTGTATCTCGAATGTGTACATCTAAGTCAGAATCTTTTATGTTCTTACTTATTCTGCAATAAGCATCGAAATCGCTTTTAATTATTAGTGGTTTGTATGCCATTACCTTTTACTAATTTAGTTGCTTGTTCTTGAGTTAATCCAAATAAAATTACTAAAGTATTAACCTTTTGTTCAGTTGTTAATATATTATCTTGTAATATTCCAACTAAACTTTGTGTTCCACCAACACCCAATGTTTGAGCAAGTGTAATTGTACTTGTTTGTTTAGTTTCATCTGTTTGATAACCGCCTATCTCTCTAATTTCAGAATCAGTTAATTTTGCATAAACTTCAGGAGCGATATATTTAATCGGATTTAATTGAGTCATTTCAAAATCTAATTCAGGATAACATTGTTCTAATGCATCTGTAATAATTTCTTGAAGTACCTTTACACGATTATTAAATAGTTCAATGTTATCTGCTATTATATTAGTTGAGAAACCAACATTACCGCCTAATCCAATTAAGAATGGCGGAACTCCAAAAGCCCTTGCAACTTTATCTGCAACTCTTTTTGTGCTGTTTTCAATTGCATTTAAAATACCTTCATTACTCAATGGTTGGTAAACAGCAAGTTCCTCTTTTGTCTTAGCTTGTAAGATTAAAAGCTTTTGCCTTCCACTTGCTCCAGTTTCATCTTTTACATTACCAGTAAATTGTTCTAAAGTAGCATCTAAATAATCTTGTTGAGTCATTCCGTTTTCATCTTCCTGTGTATTATCATAGTTGCCAACTATGTTTAAAATGCCACTTGGTAAAAATGAATTTGTAACGCTTTCAAGTTCGTATTTACTATTCTCGCTATCTGTATTAATATCCTCAATCGCACTATAAAAAGTAGGAATAGGATAATAGTTTTTCATTGGTTTTTTTCTAAAGTAATAAAGGATTTCACCAGTATTATCGCCCCATTCCATTACATGTTCACGTAATTGTTCAGGGCTTATTTCAGCTCCATAAAATGCAGGAAATTCTTTATCTTTTTCCTTTTTATATTTTGGAGTTCCAAAAGTATTATTAACAATAAAAGTACCTCTGTCTGTTTTTCTTATTTGCTCAAAAGGTATAATCTTTAATTCCTTTACTTTACCATCAAGTCCACGCATTACATACAAAGAAACAGCCTGAAAAGGCGCTACATAACTTGTAATATCTGCAATTAATTCATTAAATGTTTGCTTTTCATTAATCTTAAAATCTCCTAATTGCTCATTTACTAAGCCATCTGCATATATATATTGAGTAAGTACATCAATACAAGCTGTTGCAGTTCCACTTTCATCTAATTGTTGTATTAGCTTTTGAGGAAAGTCATTATTTGCACCGTATTTTATTAAATCGGTGTTATTATCCTTGTAGATTTTAACAACACGATTTTTATACGTTAAAGTGCGTGGTTTAAACATGATTTCAAATTTAAGTTTTAATATATTTCTTTAAAGATAGTTAATATAAATCTTTATAATCTACCCACTTGTTTAATATAGTACTTTGATTAGGTGGATGCAAAATAAGTTTTTCTTTGCTTTTAAACCATTTTAATGAAGGCATTAACCCAGCAATGTAAGTGTCAATTTGTTTTTCCTCTTTTTCTATTTCTTTTAAAATTATTGGAATAGCTTTTTTATTTACTATGTAACCATAACCACCCCAACTTGCAAAGCATTTATTTAGCATGATTGAATAATTAACTGTACTTCCATTAGGTGAATAACCACCTAAGTGTATGCCATCCCAATCTTCAGGTAATTCCTTTAAGCAATCATTTAACTTATTAATAAAGTCATCTGTAAAATCAACGTCATCTTCTAAAATAAAAACACTCTCTAAATTTTCATTCAAAGAGTGCTGAAGTATTGCCATGTGACTTCTAAGCGTTGCTATTTCAGTCGGCAATAAAAAACCATTATGTTTTATGCTTTCACTTTCGGTTGCCTTCCACGTTTGCGCTTTAATTCCTGCTCTTTCGGAATTTCTTGTGAATTGTTTTCTCCTATCTCCAGAGGATTGTAAGTTAATGCAATAACATTTTCCGATATTTGCTCGAAAGTTTTTTTTTCTTCCTGTAATTGTACATCGTACAAAGGATTCAATTCAATTAAATGGCTTTGCCCTGCAGCAAACATTAAGTTAGCAAAATAATCATTAAAGTTTAAATGATTTACTAAAACATCATTTCCTGATTTATCCTTAGTGATTATATCACAATGAATAAATTCTTGCTTAATTCTAAATTTTAAATTCATACTCTTTTTAAAATAGTTAATCCGTTATTATTCGTGTATTGTCTGTAAATATACCATTCTTTATTAGCTTCTAAAAATTCATCTACAGCTGGCATCAATCCTTTTTTGTTTTCCGTTTGGTAGTTTTCCATGATTTCAGGAGTTTGCCAATCAGTCGGTTCATCATTTTGCCCGTAAGTAGTTGTATCGTGTAATACAATATATTTTTTTGCTTTTTTTGCATGTTTAAACAATTCTTTTTTAAGTTGTGAGTAAATATGTAAAGTGTCAATAAAAAGTAATTCTGTTGGCTCTATATCAATTTTAAGAGTATCTGCTTGAATGAACTTCCAATTAGGGTAAACTTTTAAAGCTTCATCAATATTTGGATGAACATGTAAATCTATTCCAACTAAAATACTTGGATTTCTGTACATAAAAGCCCATGTACTTACAACAGAACGAACCCCCATTTCTGTAATATGTGAACATTCTTTTGCTAAATCGTAAAGTACTTCCAAATGTTCGTTTATATCACTTGGGGTTTTACAAGCTTGGTGGTAATTATCTCTAATTAGTAATTGATTCATATTGTTGGTTTTCCTATTATATCGCCACTATTTAATATTATTGTTTTATAATTTATTTCATTAAAAAATTCATCTATACTTCCTAAACTATTTCCGTATTGATTTAAATTTTCTTCTGAATATTCTGAAAATATTATTGGTTTATATTTTCCTATTGTTTTTAAACAACCTTTTAATACATTAATTTCATTTCCTTCAGTATCAATTTTAATAACATTAGGAATAATATTATTTTGTTTGCAAAAATAATCAATTGTAATTACTTCAACTTCTTTTTGAATTGTTTTTTTATGCCATGCAGGAACACCGCCCAACATTGATAATGCTATACAGCCATCAAATTCAACTTCATTAAAAATTTCTGTTCCAATTACATTAGATATTGCCTTTTTATGTGCAATTGTTTTACTATTATTAAATTTAATATTTTCTATCAATTCAATATAGGCTCTTGAAGGCTCAAAAGAATAAACCTGTAATGTTGGTAATATTAAATCTAAAAGAGAATAAGAACCAGTACACGCTCCAACATCAATTAAAATTGGATTATTATATTTGTTTAATTCATTTAAAACAAGTTCCAATAATTCTTTAGAATACACCTCATCATTTTCAAATGAACCTTTGTATTCATGTGTTTTTTCTGTTACTTTTATTATTTTATCAAAGTATTTCATATTGCTTTTTTATTTCGTTTACTTGTTCTAAAGGTAAATATTTTTCAACTGCATGATAACCTAAAGTTCCTAAATGAAATTGAGTTTCACAGCTAAATTTATTTGCTACGTTTACTGGTGCTAAATTTAATTTTAAAACATTACAGCCCCATGCAAAATAAACATCTTCGTTAATATCGTTTTCAGGATTGCAAATTTCTAAAACTTTTAACATTGCTGATTTATGCCTAAAACTTAAACCACCATTACCAACAAAAGGATAAAAATCCCATGTTGCACCAATGTAATCATATTCGTAAAAATCTTCAATCCCTTCCCTTAATAATCTGCTATCTTCCTGAAATATTAAAACGTTTTCCTCTTTAATTTTATTCCAAAAGTTTTTTGATTTTAAAAGCTTATTATATCCTCTAATATCATTGACTTCAACAACGTGAAATTCACAGTTAAGCATTTCTTGTAAATGCCTGTTATCTTCAGAACTAAAAATATAAAGCTTTGTGTATTTAGGTAAGTAAAATAAATGTTCTGTAATTACTTGGTATAAACTTAATCTTCGTGTATCTACTATTACAGCTGCTAATTCATGCATAATTCAATCGTATATAATTTACATTTCCAAACTTCAAATATCCCATCATAAAAATGATAAACTATCATATCAAAGTTTTATCAAAGTTAGGATGTTTTTTTAAAAATTCAGGCAATTTATTTTTATCGTAATTAATCGCATTCCAAAGGTTAATTGAAACTGGATGCAAATCACCAAAATTATTTTCAGGTGTCCATTTGTAAAATATTTTTTCTAAATAATCTGCTTTAATTTCATTAGCATGACCAAAGCATGAATACTTATATTCCATAACTGCTTTACTTTGTGCTGTACTAAAATGATAAATGGTTAAAGGACAGTTTAAATTCTGTAATGAATTATGGTTATTTAAATTCTCAATTCTTATTGGTCTAAAACCATCTAAACAAATATAATTAAACGACCGCCAAAAATTAAGATAACCTTTTATTCCAAAATACCTTTCAGGATTTGTATAAGCGTATTTTAAAGCTATATCTATTTCAGTTGGTTCAAATACTTCATCAGCATCAATAGTTAGTATTAAATCAAATCCTTGTGAATATTTTTTTGCTACACTTCTGTGTATATTTTCAGCCCCATAAAATTCAGCTTCGTCCCAAATTAATTTATTTCCTAAAACTTCCTCACAAACTTTCCTAATATCTTCAGCTTTATCAGGGCAATCCAAAATAGTTTTAAATCCATGCGAAGGCTTGTGAACGTAACTGATAACCATTCCATCTACATTGTCTTTAATTGATAATAAACTTTCTTTTAAATATTCTAAACCATAGTGAATGGTCATAAATCCTAAAACTTTCATTTTACTAATTTTATAATGTTTTCTACTTGATGCTTAAATGTATTTCTATTTAATACTAATTGTTGCCCGTTATAAGCAATTTGTTTTCTTTCATCTTCATTTTGTAAATAGTATTCAATCTTATTATTTAAATCTTCTATTGAATCAAAATAAACTAAATGCTTATAATTTTCGTAATCCTCTTCCATTTCTGGATGCTTATAAGACAAACAGAAAGCACCACTTCCCAATATTCTTAAAAGCCTATCTGAATTATAACGAGCTACATTATAATGGCTGCAATTAATTGCAATCTTACATCCTTTATACCATTTAGCTTCCTCAAATTGCGAATGGTTTACATTTCCATTACCTTTTAACCAACCACTACCAAATAAACCAAAGGAACTTAATTTGTTTTTTAAGTTTTCTGCTATTTCAATTCTAAATTTACTAAATGGAAAATAACCAGCGCCATAATTATTAGCCATAAACAATACCTCATAATCAGTATAAGCATCGCCAAAACTATTGTAAATGTTTTCATCATAACCAATTTCCAAGTATTCACTATCATATTCTAATTTTTTTAATTCTCTTACATCTTCCATGTTACTGAAGGCTGTTAAACTAACAAAAGGTGCAGCATCAACCATCCATTGTGGTGCAGTATTTCTTTTGTCTCCAGTCCAATTAATTACAAAAGCACCATTACTTTTTAAATAATCAAATGTTTGATTTGCTACTATGCTTTCAGCTTGTATTTGAAAAAATACAACGTCAGGTTTACATTCGTTAAACTTCTGTAAAATTTTTACATTTAAATGCTGTTCGCCTGTGCTTAATTCAAAATAATTTTCATTCCCTAAAACATCTTTAAATGCTTTTTGAAATCCGTTTTCACCTTCGGAAACGCAAAGACCTATGTGTAATAATTTCATTAGTAATGAGGAAAAATAAAGTGATATGGTTCGCTTATTCTGTCTATTGCTTTATATGTTCTATGATTAGATAGGTGCAAATGTATTGAGTGAATTGTTTTTGAAGGATTAAGCACATTGTAACCTGCTTGTTTTAATTCCCAAGCTATTCTATTATCACATCCAGCAGTTCCTAAATGGTAATTTCCATCTTGTATTTTTTTTACTGCTCCATTAAATACCCAAGCATCTTGACTATCTTTTCTGTCAAATAAAACAGCAAGTCCATTTTCTTGGTAATCCCAGCGACTTAAAGCGTAACAGTCATCCTCTCTCATAAAACGAGAAAACAAAATTGTTTCATTGAAATAAATATCACTATTTGCAATCACATTAATACAGTCAGGATAATCGTTTGTTAATTCAAATATTTGTTTATATGTTAATCGTTCTGTTAAGCTAAAAACCTTATTGAAATGCTTTAATGAATGGTTTAATTTAGAACATGCATCAATTTCCTTTTGCCTTTCAATATTATCTTGTTGGTAGTATTGAACAAATAAATTAAGTGGCTTAAATTCATATTCACCATTTACCGCTTTTCTAAAATAGTTTTGAGCTTCCAACTTTATATTATTTTCTTTTATCCAATTAGTCAAAAGCATAACACCTTCTGTTACACATGATGAACAATTAATATTTACTGCATGATTGCATAAAGTTTTGCATAATTCAAACAAATCATTTAATCTTTGTTTTGGATTATCTAAAACAGTTTTAACCTTATTAATTAATTCACTATTCATTTAATAAATCCAATTCTCTAAGTTTTTTTCTGCTCCAAATAAAACCAGCTTTACCACCCCATAAAAGATAACTAATAGTTCCACAGGCTTCTGTATTGCTTTCATCATAATAAGTTTCAGCACGACTTAAATATGAATACATACGTTGTATAGTATCAATAGTTAAATTCTCTTTATTAGCTAATTGCTGCGCTCTTACTTTACCAACTTGAGTTGCACACTTATTATTTACAGCATCATTTAATTCAATACCTCTTTTAGCATTGTTTGAAACGCTATCAGGGTAATCATTATAACTTTCAGCATTTAAATAATTAGTAAAATGAATACCAATATTTTCAAGTTGTTTAATAACATCCATGTTATTATCATAGTGCTTTGATATCCCTAATTGCTTAATTTTTTCAACCTTAGCTTTATTAGAACCAGTTGCATAAACTCTTGAAATAGGTATATTTAAACTCCTTGCTGTACTTAACATTCCTGCTCTTGATTGTCGTGCTGAAATTATATAAATGTCTCCATCTAAACTTTTAGCAAGTTCTTTTCCTTTTGCTGTTGTTAATGTCCCATCATAATCAAATGAAATTTTAATAGCTGCGTAAGTATCTAATTTAGATTGACAAACTGCATATCGTTGGTCATTTTCAGGAAATTCACTTTGCATTTGAGAATCACCCATGCAACGTTGTATAAATTCTTCGTCTGTTTCTCTCGGTCTTGGTCTTGGCATTAGTATAATTTATATCAACAAATATAAATAAAAAAGCCCCACCGAAGTGAGGCTCTTAATAATTAATTTTATCAATTAGGTTAAAGCGTCTAAGTAAGCTTGGTTAGTTGCTAAACTTGCAGCTGCATTTACTCTGAAGATATTAGGTGCAGTTGTTTGTTCACCGCTTAAAGTAATCATGTAAGCAGTTGAATCATTTAACAATATACCTGAACCACCTTCACCAGCTGTTGCATTTAATCCTTTGTCTAAACCTAAAACATAGATTTTAGAATCATTACCTTCCATGAAAACTACAACATCGTCAGCATTCGCTAATTGATTAAGTGTTTCAAGTTCTGAAGGAGTTGAATAATACAATGCCATCATAGCTTGGTGGTTAAATGTATTAATGTTTTCACCTGCAGTTAAAGGAAATGCAAAAGAATTTTTATCACGCTTTCCTGTGAATGTATAAAGTTTAGAAGGTAAAGAACCTACAGTACCCATTGAAACAGTATTTACATAACCGTTTGAATCTTTAGTGTAAGTAATATTTCCTTTTAAGCCAATCCAAACACGCTTATTAACACCACCTACTTTATTAAGTGCGTCACATGCTGGATTTATTCCGCTTATTAAGTCATTACAATTTGTTGCCATTTTTTATTTTAATTAAATTGTTAAGGGAGTGTTTCCACTCCCGTTAAATTAGAATCCTGCGAAAACGTTTAATTCACCGAATGCATAGTTATAACCAGCCTTGTAACGTAAACGTGTGTAGTTTTTGTCATCTGTTTGGTCATACCACATTTGAACTTGTGAAGTAGAAGTTAAAGTATCTGTAGCTAAATAATGATTATCAGCTTTTGTTAAGATAGCTCTGTATGGAGTTGCTGCTGCTGCAGGTGAACCTGTTGCGAAATCAGTTGCAATGTATTTGTCTAAAACTCCTAAAGATACCATTGGAATACCTCTGTAAGTAATACCAGTTAAACCATTAACTAAAGCATTTCTTTGCTCAACAATTCCGTAAGCAGTTGATGAAAGATATTTAACCCAAGCTTTGTAAATGTTATCAGTTACTAATAATACTTTTTGAGAATCTTCAATGAATTTTAATTCATAAGGTTGTACATCATAAATTTTAGTATCCAAAGTATTTACAATGTTAGAAGTATTAATATCACTTGCAGAAACAGTACCACCATAAACAGTACCATCACCAGCTAAATAACCAGCTTTAATCTTTTTAAATACACCATCAAATTGAGTGTAATCGCTATTAGATAAAGTAGTATCACCTAAGAACATAACTCTAAATAAATCACGTGCTGCAGCTTCAGCAACTCTTTCAAGAACGTAAGCTTCAATTTCAGTTCCTGTTAAGTCATTAATATCTGCACCTTTTTTACGAACGATTTCTGCAATTGTAGAATCAAATACAGCTGCACATTGTTCTAATTGTGCTTGCATATTTGCAACTGACAAAGTGAAAGATGAAACTGCAATTCCAGTTCCTGTTTCTGTATTTTGACAAGTTGTAAATTTTTTTGTGATTTTATCCAAGTAATTGTCTTTGTACATAATCTTATTAGATTGTACATCTTCAACTAATTGAAATCCTAATTGGTCAACTCTTGCATAACCAGCAAGTTTTTTCATAACCAATTCTCTAAATTCTGATTGTTTACCTGTATAAGTTGTAAACGAAGTAACTACTGCCATTTTGTTTTAATTTTTAGTTTTTAATTATTGTTTTTTATTTTATTAATTGCCCATGCTCCAAATGAATTGTCGCTTGTAGCTTCCTTTTTAGTAAAGTCTTGTTCACTTGCTTGGAAGTTTGAACCTTTACCAATAACCACTTTCTTAAGTGATTCAAATTCGTTTTTAAATGCATTAAATTCTGTTTCTGCTTTTGACTTTTCAGCTTTTACAGATTCCAATTCAGAAGTTAAATTTGCTTTTGTTGATTCCAATTCAGCAATCTTTGCAATTAAATCTTCCATTTTAGTTTCTTCCTCACCTTCATGCTTTTTGGCTTCGGCTTCAACAACTTCAGCAACTACACCTTCAGTAACTTTAATAACTCTGCCATTAGCATCTGTATAGTCTCCGTTTGGTGCTGCGCTTTCATTTCCTTCAGCATCTAATAAGTAAGCTGACTTACCAACTAAATCTTCAGTTTCAGAATCAACGTATAATAACACTTCATTTCCTTCCGCATCTTTAACAGGCATTTCCATGTTCAAAGTAACACCGTTTATCAATGCAGCTAACTTCGTGAATCCTCTTTTAATCCACGATACTGATTGTTCGTTTTTGTTCATTTTTATTTGTTTTGGTTTGTTTTCTGTTGCTACAAAAGCAACTAATTTATAAGGTGTATAATTTACACTTGTTGATATAATTTCATTTGCAAAGCCTAATTCAATAGCCTGTGTGCTTGTTAAGTCAGTAGCCTTTTGCATTAATGGTTCTAAATCTTCAACTGATTTTCCTGTTTGATTAGAATAGAAATCTAAAATCTTTTTTTGTTCAGCTTGTAAGCTTTCACCTAAAGAAATTAAGTCATCTGCTTCCATTGGAGTTGGTGAATCAGGCTGCCAATAAGGATTGTGAATAAAGAAACGTGAGTTTTCATGTAACTTTCTATAATCACCAGCCATAAAAATAATGGTTGCAATTGAACCAACCATTCCTTCTCCTATTGTAGTAATTTTTTTACCACTTGTTTTTAGTTTGTCATAAATAGCCCATCCTTCAATCACAGAACCACCACCACTATTAATGTAAACATGAATGTCTGTTACATCACTTTCCAACGTATCTAAGAAACGTTTTAAAGTTGCTAAACTAAATGTTTCTGCACCTGAAAATAATGATACCATATCACTACCACCGATGTAACCTTCAATATTTAATTTAGCTATTTTCATATTATTAGTAAATTTATTCAAAGGAAAAAAATTAAATTTGTTTTTTAATATTACTTAATATAAAATGTCAAAAAAACCAAAGAATTATAAAGTATATCAAGTGTGTTTAGGCTCAACTACTTTGCATAAATTTGAATGTGATTTAGTAGATAGTGAACAAAGAGCTTCAGCAAAAATTCGTGATATATTAAAAGATTATTATAAAGACAAAGAACCTTTCGGTTGGAAGGATTATGTTAAAAAGTTAAAGTGAACTAACGTTTACTGCCCTTTGTACACTATTCTGTGTTTTATTTATATCAGTTACTCTTACAACTGGATTAGGCATACTTTCAATAAATTTTTGCATCATTATTTGGTTTGATAACATGTTTGAAGTTTCCATTCCTGCGCTGCGACCAGTAAAACCACCGTCAAACATACCGCTTATATGTGGCATAGGGTTGCTCATTCCCAACCTCATGTTTTCTAATTGCCCTGCTAAAGCCGAACCCATAGAAGTATTTAAAACTCGTGAGGGTACTACATACTCATCCTTGTGATATGTGTAACTTTTACTTCCTAAGTTAGTAGAAACTTCATGTGGATTTCCTTCGCCTGTATAACCACCCTCTTCAAATGAATTAATTAATTGTTTTGCTTGTACCATGTTTGAAGTAATAGTAACTAAACCTGCTGCTAACTTTGCGTAAGCTGCTATACCACCAGTTGCAACGTTATCGGGTGATAATGGTGAAAATGAAGTTGCTGTTAAATTTGAAATTGCTAAACCTGTGTTTGCTGCTATGTTTATTAATGCAGCCATCTTTGCAAAAGCTCCCTGTTTTTCTTGGTCTTTAGCAAGTAAAGCTCCTAAATTCATTATAACTTGCATTGTATTTGCAACTGATTGAACTTCTGCCTGTCTTAACTTTGCTTTTTCATCTTGCTTTTGTCTTTCAAGTTCTATTTCTTGAAGGTTATACCTTGAAATTATTTCTTGGTATTTTAATGAATGTTCATCTAAACCATAAAGCTCTTGTTCTCTTTGAAGTAATAATAAATTTTGTTTTGCTTCAAATTGAGTTTCTAAAGTATTTATTGCATCTTCATAATTAACCTCTTGAAATGCTTGTTCTTCATTTATTATTATTTCTTGCTGTAATTTTCTCGCATTTAAATCCTTTTCAAAATACTCTTTATTTATTCTTTCCTCTTCCTCTTTTTGATTTTTTTGGAGTTCTAACATTGCAGTATCAAAATCAACTTGTGCTTTATACATAGCTTCATAATTACCATTAGCATTGTATTTAGCAACTTCATATTGATACTTAATTAAATCCTCTTGTTCAGCAAAACTTTTTTCTTGTAAGTTTTTACGTTCTTGAATTTTAGATTCTAATAAAGATATTTCCTCTTGTTGGTTTCTTTTTATTCCTTCTAATAATTCTTTTTGTCTTTCTTTTTCTTTTTTGTCGGCTTCATCCCTTATTTGGTTTTGTTTTTCAGCTGCTTTCTTTGCATTTTCAATTCTTTGTTTTTCAGCTTCATTTTTAATTATAGTAATTTCATTTTCTGCTGATATTGATTCTTTTAAAGCATCATTATAATTAGCTTTTAATTTTCCTACTTCCTCTTGTCTTTTCTTTTCATCATTTTCATACCTTTTACTTGTAGCTGCTATTTCTTTAGAAATTAAATCTAATTTATTATCAAGGCTTTTTTTAACATCTTTTTGTTTTTGTATTTCTATTTCTGTAGTTGTTTTCCCTTCAGATTTTAAAAGTTTTATTTTTTGGTCGTATGTGAAATTTATTGTGTCTAAATTCCTTTCTTCACCTTTAATTAATGCATCTTGATTTTTAATGAAAGTATCAAAAAGCTTTTGAGCTTCTATGTTTGTAATACCTAACCAATCAGAAAATGCTATAAAATCATTTTTTAAACCTTCTAATGCAGCACCTAACACTTTAAATGTTTCACCTAAAAAACCACCACTTTCTTTTAAAGTGTCAAAGTTTTCATATAATAATTTTAAACCTTCAATTACTAAAAATATTGGAATAGCTTTAAATGATGAACTTAAACCATTTATTGCTGTTTTTAATTTATCAGCATCTAAATTTGAAAATGATTCACGAAGTAAACCCATTGATGCATTAAGCTTTTCAACTCCACTACCTTTAAATGTTTGTGTTGCATCTTTTACATCGTCTAATTTATCTTTTAGTTCCGCAAGTTTTTCAGCAGCCCCAGCTTCACCACGAATAACAGCTGCAGTATATTCTTTTATTTGTTCTTTTAATTCTTTTAAACTATTAGCTTCATCAATAGCTCCTTTAACACGTTCTTGAAATAATGAAGGTATTTCTTTTTCAATATTTATTCTTTCTTGACTTAACCTTGCTTGTTCTTTTAATGCATTTTCATATTCTTTACTTCCAATTACAGCTTTATCTAAAGCATCCCTATTTTCTTTTATCTGTTGTTTTAATCTTCCGTAACTACCTTCGGCAAATTTTGCAGCACTATTGATACCACCTAAAGCGTTTGTATTTGCTTTTAATGCATCATTCTGTTTCTTTATTTCAGCAGTTAATTCTTTTCCAGCTGACTGTGCTTTGATAAACTCTTCACTACCAATAGCAGCTTCCTTATAAACTTTTTTAATTGCTTTTAATTCTTCCTCTAAACGTTTAATGTTATTAATCGTTTCGTTTAGATTTACTTCAAATAGTTTAACCTCTGCCATGTTAGTTTAATTTAATTAATTCAACTTTTGTACTCTCATTTGAAGTATAGTCAAATTGATTTATTTTGCTTAAAAAGAAATATGAATTGAACTCTGAAATGTAAATTGGATAAAAATAATTTAAGTTTATAATATCCAAAATGTTTAACCTAATATCTGTTTTTACTACTTTTAAATTTTGCAAAATAGCTATTAAGTCAATTGAATAATCTAATAAGTATTGGAATCCTGCATTGTAATTTTTAGCACTATCAATGAACCATGTTAATGGAATATCAGTTGAAACAATTGTATTTGTAATCCCATCAGTATAAGTAACTGTAAAATTTTCTTTTGATGTATATCCTGTTCTTGGCTGTACATCGTTTTTAAAACTTTCTGTTGTTGTTAAAGAAACGCCATCATGTAAATTAATATACATAACTTTTTTTCCATTTAACCTTAATACTGTTTCTGTTGCTGCAAAAGGACTTTCATATAAATCCTTATTTAATTCTAAGTTTTGATTTCCTATTGTAATAACTCCATTACTGCCTTGTGGTAATTGTAAAACAAATTTATCTTCTTTATGATTTAAGTAATTGTTTTGCCCGTAAGAATCAATTTTAAAAGTTAATTCCTTTTCGTTTGTTTCATTTAATTTTCCACTCCAATCAACTGCATTGGAAATATTGTCTTTAATTTGGTTAAATTCAAATAAAGTAACCTTTTTATTATCTTCATTTACAATTGGCACTAAACAATATCTAATCAAAGTGTCTTTAAAAAATTCACTTTGCTTAATATTAGTTAAACAATTATTTGGGCTTACTAAACCATTAAAAGCTAAATTTTCATTTAATAAAATATCTATATAAGAATCAGTTGCTAATCTAATATTGAATTGAGAAACTAATCTACTATTTAAAAATTCTTCAGGTGCATTGGTATAAAGTGTTAAAATTAATCTCGGATATATTTTAACAATATCGCCTTGATTTAATCTTACTACAAAATTTTCAGTAAAAGCTTCACTTTGTGATATATCAATATTTCCAGTTCCGTTTGGAATTAAACTTGAATTTGTATAAGAATAAATTGTTTCGTGAAATTTTTTAACCTGAATATTATTAACTGTAACCCACCATTCTATTTTATAATTTGCTGTGAATATTGGCACAGTAACAGTTCCTGGGTATTGTGAACCACCAGTATTAAAGAAATTTAATTTATTTAAATAAGTTGAATTAAAATAAAATTCAAAATTAAAATCACCTGAATAATTTGAACGATAATAAGAATCATAATTTTGTGAAGATGCATTGTAATTATTAGCATTACCAATAACTGAATTAGCAAAAATAAATTGAATATTTAAATTGTTATAATCAAATTGTATGTTTTGAAAATAAGGTAAAGTACTTTGTATTAATCTTATTCCATTTGCCTGTGCGTAAGACCTATTTGCTTTGTATCTACTATTATCAATTGTATCTTGGTCATTATAAAGTTTATTTGTCGCTGTTGGTATTATATCGTGATTGTAAGCATCTATTGTGTCTGTACCTATATTGTTAATTAAAGTATAACCAGCATCCTCAACAATAGCTTCTATTAAAGTTTTACGATAAAATGAAGGTAATAATAAACGTACATCAACTAAGCTTGATGCTGTCGGCATACCATTGTAATCAATCATTGGAAAAAAAACACCTTCTGTTGCAGTTCTTTTGGAAATAACGTTTGATAAACTCCAAGTAGTTTCTAAACTTGGTGTGTTATCTACATTAATGTCTGATAAATTTTTGGATTTTAATATTTCATAGAACCCTGCATTACCAGTAAAGAATTGTAAAGTTATATCCTCTTCAATACTTTCAACTGAAACAAAACCATTTTTAAATAAAAAGCCATCAATTAATATTTGGCAATCTAAACGAGAATAAGGAAGTAAAGAGTTTGAATTTAGAAAATCAATATAATCTAAAGCCTGTAAATTATTATTTGTTCTTGGTACTTTAAATGTGTTTGAATATTCGCTTTCTCGTTTTGTAATATCTTCAATATTAATCAATGAAAAAGATTGCACGATTCTTTCTTCATCGTATAAATCAATGATTTTGTCTTGTATTTTAATTTCGAGAATAGCCACATTTATTGTCTTTGTATGTTTAACCTTTCAGCATATAAAAAGTTCATTGAAATTTCATACATGTTTTCCTTTGTATTGTATTTTTCAAATGAACCTATATCTAATATCAATGGAATAAAAACACCATTAATATACTGCCAACATTGAATTGAATACCTAAGCGTATCTAAAAAGTCTATTTGATTTAAAATTAATCCAGTTGAATAAACTTTGAATCCATTGTGAACATTTTTTATTTCAGAATACCTTTTAATATCATTTGTTAAGTAAGTTGATTTCTTACCTATTTCAACATTGAAATCTTTTCTTTGAGTGAAAATAAAGTTACCACGACCTCCCTGCCTGTTTAACCAAACTATGTTTACATTTTCATCTGAACAGCAATTATCTATTTCTTCAAATAATGAATCAACTACAATTACAGTTATTGCAGCAGCACCTTCAAAAGTATTTCTTAAATAAGCACTTGCATTGTAATAAAATGTTCCTGTAGAAGTTGGTGCTAAGCTCCAATATTGAGTATAAGAATTTATTGTGTTATTAGTTATCCATGCCGGTAATGTGCTGTTAATTATAAGCTGTTCACCATTTGGAAATAAACCATCAGTTCCAAAACTTACTTGTGTTGTTTTGTTTTTTTCAACTCTTATAACTCTGTCATATTTATTATAAACTATTCCAGCATTATTGTAAGTTAATACGGGTGGTGGTTCAACAACATTAAATGTAAAAGTTTGAGCTTGATAAATCCCGACACTAAATCCTTTTAAACAGAAAGCATTAAAGCTTAAAATATAAGTTCCTGCAGTATCAATTTTTACTTTTATTTCATTTACATAATCAGTTGAATTATAAAGTAAACTTGGGTTTAATGCTGTTATATAGCTTAAAGGGTAATCTAAAGTATTTATATTTGTACTTTGTGTTACCGTTGCCCAATTAGGTAAAGAATATGTTGAAGATGAATAAAACTCACCAATTATAAAAGTTTCCACATAATTTAAATAAACATTAAAAAGTGGTTCATAATCATTAACATAAACTTGGTTTAAGTCTATAGTTATTTCCTGACCTTTTAATAATGTAAATGTTTTATTTGGAATTGCCATTATGAAGTAGTTACTATTCTATATTTAATTGAATAATTAATCGTTCCATTACCACCCGATATTCCTGCAGTTGAATAAATTTCAACACTTTGATTTATAATGTCATCACTATAAGTATTATTAGATGAATTTGATATTCTTATTGCTGTATCTAATGTATTTAATGTGCTGTCATCTAATGCATTTGAAATAATATCCCTTGCTGTTTCTAATGTATACCTAACTCTTAATGTAAACGAACCAGTAAATGCAACTGTTAATGGTTTATAATGAAAAGATGCATTTTCAACAACGTAATATTTATTTGCCCCTGCTAAGCCTAATAAAACTAATGGGGTTGTGTCTAAAGCATTTATTTGTGCAGCTGTTAAAGTTCCTGAAACTTCCAATAAAGGTAATGTTTGCCATGTTTTATCACCTCTCCAATATTGTGAAGTTGTCCCTGCTGTAATTAAATTCTCGTAGGAATCAGTAATATCATTTACTACTGTTCTAACATCGTTTGCTGAAATATCCCCTGTTGTATTATCTGCCAACAAAGTTGAAATTTCAGTTAGTATCTGTGCTTTTGTTTTTACTGCCATTGTGTAATTATGTTATATCAAAACCTTGTGCAAATTGATTTGTTTGAAATGCATTATTGAACCCTGCAACCGCTTGTTCAAATCCATTGAATGCTTTTAATTTAGGATAACCGCCATCAAATATAGTGTAAAATGTATTTCCACAGCCCCACAACAATTGTTCATCTACATTTGTCAATGGTAAGCCATTTGATAAGTAAACAGCATTTAATTCATCTGTTGGAATACTTGAATTAAGAACTAAAGCATAATCGGTAATTTCCTCATCCCAAACTAAACGGAATGCATTGAATACGCTAAAATCATAATCCTGTGTTAATACTGGCGGCTCAATAGTGAAACACTTTTGAACTAAACCTTTTATGTTTATTTCTAATTGGTAATTAGAATTGAAAATATAAGTAAATGAAGTTACTAAAGTATAAGGTAAAGCTGCATCAAATTGTTCACCAGTATTAAAACCTTTGTATAATTCAAATTGAGGCAATCTAAGCGACTTTATGAATACATCGCCTGTTATGTTAACAT